GAGCAAGTGTGAATGTACACCAAGAAGAGTAAGCACCTATTGGTTGACCACATCCGTATACATATCCCTTACCTTTGTAAAAGTGAGGGATACGTATAAGTTTGTGCCACCCAGTAGCTACTTCCTTACCAAAGATAGCTTCAAGTATTCTAACCTGAATTTCAATCGGGAAACGATCTGTTGCCGATTTAAGGTCGAGAGAGTGAAAGTGATTTCCCTCCTCGATCTTAAGCGACGACGGACCTCTTCCCTGTTTGTAAGTCAGGTCCTGAGGTATAGACTTTAGTACCCTCATTAGGGCATCGTGTAGAGGCAGCAGTGCTGCTTGTACAAAATACCCTTGTTGAGCGATAACTCTAGTCTTACCTTCTGGAGCTGGAATACTAACAATTCTAGCAGGAACTTCAGTTCCTTGACGGGCCGGTTTGCTATCTGTAACCAGCGCTAGACCCTTGGGATCTCTTTCAATAAGAGATCGGTAGTCGTTAATCGCCTTACCAATACCTGGCGATACTATATTACAAGCCTCGATAATATCGGGGGTTATAACTATAGCGTCAGATATTGCTGAGGCGAGTGCGTGCCCGTTAGGTCCAGCTTTTGTCGTGAAGTGTATACTTCATGGTATCAGCTTGGGCCTTCGGATACGTCGAGAAAATGGTTTACAATAATTGTAAATTGATTCTCGAATACTACCTTTCCAAGGTATGGTGATCGGATCAAGATCCTCTTCAGATCCACCCTCAAAACATCGTATAATAGTTAGAAGAGTTAGAATAACTCTATAACTACCAATATCTCCGTTTTGAGGTTTCATGAAATTGATACATGATGGTCAACCCGTAGAATCAGTCTTAACCTTAATTCTAAGGCTAGTACTGCTAACTACTGGTTCACCACATATTCATTTAGTAACTAGGTTACGAATCAGTTTAACGTGATTAATAGTTCATATTAGTCCGTTAGATGATTCCCACTTACTTACTATTTTCATGAATCTGATAATTATATTATTATCAAAATTTGAACAGAATAGTACTCATCAGCAGGAAAGAATCGGAATGACTTTAAGTCACCTTTTGTTTCTCCATGATAGCTTCCTTATAATATTTATGAGGACTGTCATTGCAGTGATACTATTTCTGATCATTTTCATTTTAATTTAATATTGGTCAGAGTCCGACGGTTCTATGGCGTTCCAGCCCTTTGTGTTTCACACAAAGAATAGTCATGGTTCAATATCCATTGTGTAATCTATTCAGGTTACGCTTTGGGCTATTGATCCCAGTAACTCTTACTTAGGAATGAATAGAAGACTCACTCCCTACGGTAATACGTAGACGCTGTCCCCTTTGAGG